TCGTCCCGTCAAGCATGACATCGACGACTTCGCCAAAGCCCAGCACGTGGACAACCGTGATCACAGTGACCTTGATTGCCAGGGCAAGCCCGACGCGCTTGGTGATCTTGTGGGTTGCTAGTGCCCGCATGGGCAGCATTTTATGGTTCTCCGATCCTGTTGCTACTGCACCACGCTGGCGCATGCCATGCTGGCCCAAGGTTGCCCAAGGGCCAGTGTGGTATGTGTCAGTTGGCTTCCGGGCCAGCAATGGCTACCAGCCACATGCCTTGTCTCTCTTGCCAGGACACACCTGCTGTGCGCCCATCGTCCAGGTTTTCCCACATCCCATGCGAGCGAAGCACGGGCGTGAAGCCCTTGTCGCGCAGGATTGTTGTCGCAGTGTGGAAATGCAGGAATGTGCGCATCTCTTGAACTTCGGTCATGGCCCTTGCCTTGGTTTGTTGCATTCATGAATTTAGGCATTTGCTGGGTAATTGTCCAATCACGTTTTCGTGACCTCATGAGGTAAAAGGGTGTAAAGGTCTGTCAAAGGGTGTAAAAAGCCCCGAATTGCTAGCACGAAACATTAATTATGATATCTGGTAATTAAGAACTCAATTTTCATACATCAGAACTGATGTTTTAAACATCAACGTGCAATTACGCAACTATCTCGCACGTGGGTTTAGATTAACTCATGTGCGCAACGAGCGCGCGAGAATATATCTACCCGCGCGCATTATGCCTGCCCGAAATAGACCGGGGTGGGTGCCGGCGGCCCTCGCCTTCGCGCGTGCTCAAAAAGTTGCCTAGAGCCTCTGTAGCACGCGGCGGGTCCTAAACCCTTCATTGCACTTACGAATAGATCGATGGTGTTGACAAATGAGACGGGTTCCTCGAAAATGGGCCGGACATGCCAGAAAAACCGCCGGCTATCTCCGGGCCACCAGTGGAAGTGCGAGTAGTTCTGCCTCCCGAGAATAAATTCGGGCCGGCGATGCGCGCCCTCAAAGACCCCAAGAAGCAGTTGTTCGTCCTCGCCCTATTAAAGTTCGGGGATGTGGACTACACGCGGGCGGCGAAGGCGGCGGGCTATACTGCGCTGACCCAAGAGGGTCTCTACGCAACCGGCCATATGCTGGCCCATGATCCCAAAATCCAAACGGCGATTGTCGAGGAAGCCAAGAAGCGCCTCCAGGCGGGGGTCATCCTGGCGGTCACTAGAGTCATAGATGTGCTGAATGACCCCCTGGCGGCCCATAGGGATCATCTGCGGGCGGCTGAGATGGTCATGAGCCGCGTAGGGATGCCGGCCGAAAGCAAGAACGAAATTTTGCACACTCATGAGACGGTAGGCGAACCGGAGCGCCTCGCTCGAATTATCGCCTACTCCAAGGAACTGGGCATAGACCCGGTGAAACTTCTGGGTAATCGGGGCGTGACGATCACTGATGCCGAGTTCACGGAAGTAGCCAAACCGTGATGGACGAAGCCCGTGCTCAGATAATCGCAGAGATAGAAGCTGACTTGGCTGCGGCGGCTGAGCACAAGCGTCAGAACTTGTTCGGCTACTTTTCGCCTTATGACAAACAGAGGGAATTCTTCGATGCGGGTATATGGGCCAGAGAGCGGTTGCTCATGGCCGGTAATCAGCTTGGAAAAACTTACGCGGGGGCTTTTGAAACCACCCTACACCTTACCGGGCGATATCCAGATTGGTGGTTGGGGCGGAGGGTCGAGGGTGCTCATAAGTATTGGGCGGCCGGAGAAAGTTCTCTCGTGGTCCGTGATGTCCAGCAAAAGCTGCTATGTGGGCAACCGGGTGTGCTTAGTGCCTTCGGAACAGGGATGATCCCCAAGGCTGACTTTGTGGACACTCCCTCCCTGGCCCGAGGTGTCACCGACGCCTATGATATGGTCCAGGTGCAGCACTATGACGCCCGAGGGATCAAGGACGGCGTGAGTGTCCTCAATTTTAAGAGCTATGAGCAGGGCCGAACCAAGTTCCAGGGTGACAGCATCAAGGCCGTCTGGTTTGATGAGGAACCCGCCGAGGATATCTATTCCGAGGGCTTGACCCGAACTGTCGCCACTCAGGGTTTCGCCTACATGACCTTCACCCCGCTCAAGGGGATGTCCAAGGTCGTGACGCGCTTCCTCAGTGAGAACTCCCCCGACCGCCATGTGACGACTATGGTGATCGAGGATGCGAAGCATATCAGCCCTGAGGAAAGGGCCAAGATTATCGCTGGCTACCCTGTCCATGAGCGCGAGGCTCGGGCCAGAGGTGTGCCGATGCTTGGGTCGGGCTTGATCTATCAGGTGTCCGACAGCAGCATCATGGAGCCTGCGATTGAGTTCGTCCCGGATCACTGGGTCAAAATCTGGGGTATCGACTTCGGGATTGACCATCCCTTCAGCGCCGTGTTAATTTTGTGGGACAGAGACAATGACGTTATCCACGTTCACCACTGCATTAAGGTGGCTGAACGGCTACCACCGGCTCACGCAAAGGCAATCAAACTCGTGGCCGCCAACGCTCCCGTCGCTTGGCCCCATGATGGTAATAACCGAGACAAAGGCTCGGGAGAGCCGCTATCGAAGCTCTACCGGGCTGAAGGGTTACGGATGCTCCCCAGCCACGCTACGTGGATAGAGGGTGGTAACTCGGTCGAGGCGGGCATTCTGGAAATCCAGGAGCGGATGGACAGCGGGCGCTTCAAGGTAGCTTCCCACCTGTCTGACTGGTTTGCTGAGAAACGCCTCTACCACCGCAAGGACGGTGTGATCGTCAGGACGCACAATGACCTCATGGACGCCACCCGCGTAGCCTTGATGATGAAGCGTGAGGCCAAGACGGTCAGACTCGGACCCGGAGATTGGTATAAGATGCGCAAGCGCCACAGCGAAACCAACCCCCTGGCCCAGAACGTTGACTTTGATTTGAGTTAGCCTTATGGTGATCTGATGCAACTCGTGGATGCCGTAGCCGAAATTTTGTCTTGGGAAAAAACCCAGGAGTTTTTTGATGAATGGTATAAAATTTTCGTGAATGAAATCATTCCTCGCCAGAAGAAATTTGGTTATTACCCGAATACGGGATTTGGCACTGTATTAGTCTGGTTGAAGATAAAAGGTAAGTTGACCCACCATGAGTTGAGACAAGTATTGGATTGGTATTATGCCCAGCCCAAATCCTAAGAACCTTGCGCTGTCTCCTGCGTCCCAGGACTTAGGGTTCGGGATGAACTTGTCTGCTGAGTTGGCTACAGACGACGAAGAGAGGAAGAAGAAACTGCTCGCCCAGGCTAACGGCATGGATAGTATGGCCTCGCAGATGCTCTTCGGTTCAGTCGGCAAAGGTATGATCCTTGGCTATTGATAAGTATGCCAATAACGACTACCAGATGGTGTCAGATCGTGACGCCGCGATAGTCGAGGATTGCCTTCAACTCTTTGGTCAGCTTCAGGTTTGGCGCAATCTCTTCGCCGCTCAGTGGGAAGAGGTAGCGGAATTGATCCTGCCGACCTCGCGCAACACCTTTTATTACGGAAATTTTAACTGGCCGGGTCAGAAGAAGACTGACCGCCAGATTGATGCGACAGGTATGATGGCTCTGAGCCGCTTTGCAGCCATCTGTGACAGCCTTCTGACGCCTCGGAACATGTTCTGGCATGGCTTGTGCGCCGATGACGACTATGTGATGAAGGATCGCGCCACCAAATTGTGGTTTGAGCAGGCGACGAAGCAGCTTTTCAAGCAGAGGTATGCTGCGCATGCCAACTTTGCCTCCCAAAATCAGGTCTGCTACACAAATCTCGGCGCTTTTGGCAACACCGGAATGTTCATTGAAGAGTATTGGGACCCCGACAATGGTAGTCGGGGCCTTCGATACAACTCCGTCCCCCTGGGTGAGCTTTTTTACACCCAGAACCACCAGGGTAGAGTGGACGGGTTCATCCGTTGGCTCAGATACGATGCGCGCCAAGTAAAACAACGCTGGCCAAAGACTTTTCCGGCGGTATTGAATTCTCCGCTCGAACAAAAGTCTCAGTATCCTTACGATGTGCTTCACTGGGTAGGGCGGAGGGACGACTATGACGTATCTGCGCTCGATGCTCGCAGCCTGCCTTATTTCTCTCGTTACATTTCTATGCAGGGTCGTTGTATTCTTGGCGAAGGTGGCTATCGCTGTCTCCCCATTGCCATTAGTCGCTATGAGCAAACTCCCGGTGAGAGCTACGGCCGTTCGCCAGCGATGATGGTTCTGCCGGCGCTCAAGACCTTGAACGCCGAGAAGCGCACCTTTCTCAAGCAGGGGCACCGGGCAGCCGATCCTGTCCTGTTGACAGCCGACGATGGTCTCGTTGATTTCAATTTGCGTCCTGGCGCTGTTAATGCTGGGGGAATGTCACCCGAGGGTAAGCCCCTTGTCGGAATTCTACCAACGGGCCAAATTCAAATATCGGAGAAAATGATGGCGGAAGAGAAGTCCTTGATCCAAGACGCTTTCTTGGTGACGCTCTTCCAAATCCTCCAAGAGACGCCGCAGATGACGGCGACTGAGGTCATCGAGCGCACCAATGAAAAAGGCATTCTACTAGCCCCGACTGTGGGGCGGCAGCAGTCCGAATATCTTGGGCCAATGATCGAGAGGGAACTTGATATCCTCATGTATCTGCGGATGCTCCCGCCGATGCCACCTCGCCTGAAAGAAGCAAAAGGTGAGTATCATGTCGTTTACACATCGCCTCTTTCAAGAGCAATGCGTGCTCAGCAAGCGGCTGGATTTATGCGAACATTGGAAACTGTCAAGGAACTCGTTCAAATCACCCAGGACCCAAGCCTGCTTGATCCCTTCGATTTTGACACGGCTGTTCCCGCTATTGCCGAAATTCAAGCTGTGCCACCATCGTGGATGGCTGACGACGATCAAATTCAACAGAAGCGCAAGGTTCGTGCTCAGGCTCAGCAAGAACAGAGGCAAATTCAGGCTGCACCGGCTCAGGCTGCCATGATGAAGGCTCAGGCAGCCCAGGCTAAGGCTGGTATGGGCCAGCAGCAACCCCAAGGTCAGCCGCCTCAACAGGGTCAACCACAGCAACCTGGGCTGCAACAATGAAGGTTCAGGAGTTGATTGAGCGCGCTTCGCGGGCTCTCAAGTTCATTCGCACGCGCAAGATTGACTACCAACTCTGTTTCACTAGCCCGGCGGGCAGAGCCGTGCTATATGATCTGGCTAAGTTCTGTCGAGCTAACGAAAGCTGCCTGCACCCTGATCCAGTAGTGCATGCGGCTCTTGGAGGGCGGCGTGAGGTGTGGCTTCGTATTCAACAGCATCTCGCTCTTACTCCTACACAACTACTGGAAATCTTTTCCGCTTCTCAAGTGAGAGCGATTGAAGGAGACGAAGATGCCTAATGTTGCGGGGGGTTCTAGTGCAGCCCCAGGAACAAATACCGTGGTTAATCCTGGCGGTGCTCCTAGTGCTACTGGCGGGGCTACTTGGTATGATGGCAAGCTCACTGGAGAGCTTCTGGGCCATGCTCAGACGAAGGGTTGGACGACTATGGCGCCCGATGCGGCAGCCCTGGCGGCCATTACCGCGCACCGAGAGGCCGAGCGATTTGTGGGTGTCCCCGCCGAACAGGTGGTGCGCCTACCGTCTAGTCCGGCAGATGAAGCCGGTTGGAAAGCTGTCTGGGAACGCCTGGGTGCGCCCGCCACGAAGGAAGGCTACGACTTTTCACAGATAAAGTTTGCTGATGGCACTCCGCTTGACCCGAACTTCGCTGAGTTCATGCGGACTCAGGCGGCTGCCATGTATCTGCCGAAGGACAAGGCAGTCGGGCTGACGCAGGCGTTCACCAAGTTCCTGGAAGGTCAGGAAGCGGCCGAGGCTGCCGAGACGACTGCCCGGCTTGCCCAGGAGCGTGACACCCTGGCCAAGAATTGGGGCAACAACTTTGAGGCCAACAAGTTCGTGGCCTCGCAGGCGGCCCTGAAACTTGGGTTTACTCCTCAGGAGATTTCGGCGCTTGAGGGTGTCGTTGGCTATGCCAAGGTCATGGAGGCTATGCGCCGTGTTGGCCAGAGCCTCGGCGAAGACAAGTATGTCGCCGGCTCGGGTTCGTCTTCGGGTGGTGTGATGACCCGTGATCAAGCGGTTGCTCGTAAGGCAGAACTCATGGCTGATCGGGCGTGGGGTAAGTCCTACCTCGAAGGCGATGCGGCTAAGGTGCGCGAAATGACTGCTTTGAATGTGATCATCGCCGGCAATGCCTAGTGTCAGCAAAGCCGAGCACGGCTTTATGGCTATGAGCCGTTCGGCTCGCGGCCGTGCAAAGCTGCGCGCGCATGGCAAGACCCCGGCGCCTACCGATGTCGCCAACGAATTCATGAAGGCTGACACTGGACGCAAGATCGGGAAACTCGCTAAACACGTGCGCAAGAAAGGCTGACACATGACTAAGCACTGGATGAAGAAGGCTTTCGCCAACTCCCACGGCCAGTTCAAAGCCAAGGCTGCGGCGGCTGGTGAGAGCACTTCGGAGTATGCTCACGAGAAAGAGCATGCTAAGGGACGGCTGGGCAAACAAGCCCGGCTGGCTTTGGTGGGTATGCGGTCTAAAAAGTAACTTGGTTGGAGGGCGCTGTGGCTGAGCTGAAAGAAGACAAGACGATCCCGGAGCCTTACCCGGAGAGCGACTACAAGGACATTTACGAGTCTGCCAAGGAGCAGGACTTTGATAAGTGTCTGAAATTTTGCCATGAGCGGCTGGAGAAATTCCCTGATGACGCCCGCGTCTGGGCGGTCATTGGGACTGTTCTGTCGCTCAAAGGCAACCACGCCGCCGCCGAGGAATGGCTTGAGAAAGCTGTAGCGGCTCGGGCTGACCCAGGCTGGATGTCTAATCTCGCGGGCGTCTACCGCCAGATGGATCGTCTTGAGCAGTCGCTTGAGATGAATATGCTGGCCCTGAAGAACGCTCCGAACAACTCGACTATCATGTGCCAACTCGGTCTCACGTTGACGGAGTGCCGCCAATATGAGGAAGCGAAGCTATGTCTGGTGAGGGCGATTGGGCTAAACCACGCGAACGGCGATGCGCACATGGGGATGGCGCAGTTTCTCCTTGGGCACAAAGCCTACAGAATTGGCTGGCGGGAATACGAGTGGCGCCTGCTGACCGAACAAGGCAGGCAGTATCGGCTCCCACCCATGACCTCGGCTCCTTGGAATGGAGTGAGGCTGAGGAATGATGCCCGCCTAGTGATCGTGGTTGACCAAGGTTACGGAGATTGTTTCCAGTTTGGGCGTTTTATCCACAAGGCTGCTCAGTATTGTGAAGATATCTCAGTGGCCTGTTCGCCAGAACTTGAGGGGATTGTGAAGCGGTTCGATGGTGTGAAGGACACCTTCACCGATTGGACCAAGACCCCCATGCATACGGTCCATGCACGTCTGACCAGCTTGCCGGATATTCTCGGGCTGCATACGCCTGAGGATATTGCCTATAACTGGAAGTGCATCAAGCCGCTACCGGCTAGCTGCGAGAACTGGTTTTCCCTTATGGGGCCGGCCGAGAAAACCCGCGTTGGTCTGGTTTGGTCTGGCCGCACTACACACCCCAATAACAACCGCCGGTCTATGTCTACCGATGTGTTCCTCGGCGGTTTGGAGGAAATGAAGGATGAAGTTCAATTCGTTTCTCTTCAAAAGCCTTGTGAGGATACTCGGTATGCTCTGGATTTTACTAATAGTCTCACTGACTTTGATGCAACTGCGGGACTTATATCTCACCTTGATCTCGTGGTAGGTATCGACACAGGCATCATTCATCTTGCGTCGGCTATGGGGAAACCGGCTTGGGTATTGGTCCCCTTTGCGGCGGATTGGCGGTGGGGTTTCTCGGGGGATAAATGCGACTGGTATCCCAACGTGCGTATCTTCCGCCAGCCAAAGCCGGGGGATTGGGCCAGTGTGTTCAAGAACGTGAAAGAAGCCCTGCGGGATTTCAAACCAACTGCCTATTGACAGAAATAAGAGAGGGTGCTAAAGCCCTCTCGACCTCACAACCGGGATTTCTTTCGGCGAGGTGTTTGGCCCCCGTTGCTGGATAAGGCCGCTTGAGATAGTGGTATTCCTCCAACCGGACAGGTGCTATGGCTAGCTCCGAAGACCAGGGCCTATATAACCTCTTCACGACCCAGTTCTCGACCAACCTTGAACTCAAACTTCAGCAGATGGGCACGCTGTTGCGCCCGCATGTGAAGGAAGGGTTCCACGTCGGCAAGCAGGCATCGCCGATCAATCAGATCGCGCCGATTGCCTCGCGTTCGCCGGCTGGTCGGTTCGCCCCGATGGAACGGGTTGACCCCGACTTCACTCGCCGGTGGGTGTTCCCGACCGACAAGGAAATCCCGCAGCTTATCGACAGCTTCGACGAACTGAAGACCATCGTTGATCCGAAGTCTCAGTATTCCGAGAATGCTGCGATGTCCGCCGGCCGTGACTGGGATGACGCGCTTATCGCCGCCGCTCTCGGCACTGCCCAGGTGGGCCAGGATGCGGGTGGTCTCACCTCTGAGACGTGGCCGGTGGCGCCGGGTTCGGCGACCTCGACCTCGGTCATCATTGCAGTCAGCTTCGCCGCCGGTTCTACGGCGGTGGGTCTCACTGTGGCGAAGCTGGTGGAAGCACGGCGCCTCCTGCGCAAGTTCCACAATGACCTTGACCGTGATCCGCCGACCCTGATTATCGGGTCGCAACAGGAAGCTGACCTCCTGAACCAAGTCACTGTGGTCAGCACTGAATTCAGCGATCGTCCGGTTCTCGTGGACGGCATGATCAAGCGGTTCCTTGGCTTCAACATTGTGGTCTCGGAACGCCTGAATGTCGTGAGCAACGTCCGCAAGGTGATCTGCTTTGTGAAATCGGGTCTCTACCTTGGTGTCTGGCGTGATCTGACGAACCGGGTCTCGATCCGAAACGATCTGTCGAGCGAGCCTTATCAGCTATATACCAAGTATACTTACGGCGCGACACGAACTCAGCCGGGTAAGGTTTTGGAGATCGACTGCTCTGACACCACGGGCGTTGACATCGCTCCGTAACTTGAACAAAGCGGGGGTCCTCTGGGCCTCCGCCTTCCTTTGGAGGACTAGAACGTGACCCAGACTTCCGCTCTCAAGAGCGCCTCGATCACGAACCTGGACAGCACCCCGATCCAGCCGGTGGACATCGGTGAGGGTGTTGGCGGCTTCCTGCGCACGGTCAACGACTATGTGACGGCTCTCGCGGCTGACGCGATTAGCTCCACCTATCGCCTCGTTCGGTTCCCGACGAATGCGAAGGTGAAGCATATCGTCATCTTCTCCGCCGCTGGCACGAACGGCGCGGCCGACTGTGACGTGGCTTACTCGGATAGCACCACGGACGGCACCAGCATCGCCAACCAAGGTTCGATTGTCCAGGTTTCATCTGCGGACAATCAGCTTTTCGGTGCGGCTCAGACCCTTGTGACGACTGCGACGGCTGGCGTGGATCAGACCTTTGCGGGCACCTACACCCAGGCTTACTCCAATCAGCCTATGTGGGAAGTGCTTGGCCTGACCAGCGATCCGGGTGGTCGCTTTGATATCGTCCTCAAGGTCACGACCGCGTTGACCTCGGGCGGCATCATCGGCTGCAAGTTGGACTACGTGGTCTAAGAGGGGTTTCCGGGAGGGGCAACCGACGCAAGCGGCTAGCGCGGCGCCCTCCCGCTAGTCCTCCCGGAACAGAAAGAGGCGCCTGTGGCCAATTTTTCTTTGACTTCGATCGCCAAGGCCGGCAACGTGGTCGGTAACTACCACATGAACTCCGGCGGGTTAAACTTTGACCTTGTGGCTCTAGGCACCAATATCGTAAATTTGGCCGGCACTCTTCTTCCAAACGTAAGCGCCCTAATCACCACGGCCATCGCTACTCTCACTTCCGCCAACGTCTCTGCTGTAGCCACGTCTCTGGCTTCTGCGCAGGCAGTTGCAACTTCGGCTAACGTTGTGCCTGTGGCGGATATCGTGGCTTGCTTCAACGCAACCAACGTCACCACTGTCAGCCAAGCTCAGTCCATGTTCGCTGGTTTGGCGAAGCATCTCGCCTCCGGTGTTGGAGGCTTGAAGGCGTGACAGTTACCCAGATCGCCGTTGGTGTCACAATTGGGGCCACGAACTCGGCTAACCAAGTGGCGCTGACGAGTATCAACATCACCGGCAGTCTGAGCGCAGCGACTTCTGCTCTCACCTTGCTGACTACTGAAGTTGTCAATGTGGGCAGCCTAGCCAACACTGCATCCGCATCTCTGGCCTCAACCTCCCTTGAGCAAGGTAGCCTAGCAACCGAACTCGGGACTTCGCTTACCCAGGCTTCTTCAGCTTCGGCGGCGGCTGCAACCGCCCTGGTGTCGCTTACCTCCGCCAATGTTTCCCTTGTGACAGCCGCGATCTCGACCCTGTTGACCTATCTGAATAGCTGTTCGGTGATGGCTGGGTCGGTATCTACGCTCCTGTCTACGGATGTCTCCCAGGTGGCTTCCGTGACCACGGCTGCCAACTCGGCCAGCGCCCAGATCACGACAGTCAACGCCGCGCTCACATCCGCAGTCAGCGGGGTTTATTCCAACGTCTTCGTGTTGACTGACGTGGCGACTGTGACTAATGTCTCAGGCATGAGCGGCGCGTTGCTGGCCGCGCTTACCTACATGCAGCAAGCCGGCATTCTCTCGACCTGAAAGGTGGACCACGATGGCTAGTGAGTATTTCGGTCTCAACCGTGGTTCGCAGTATGAACTGCAACCGGAAGAGTGGACCATTGGAACCTCTACCGGCTCGACCGATATGGAGTTCCGTATGGACCTGACCAAGAGCCTGAACACTATGGACCTCGTTCGTTTCTTTGAGGGTCTGCGAGTGCTCGCGCTCAAGGGTGGTTTTGACACCTACTTCACTCAGAGCTAACCATGACGAATACTCCTTCTGGGTCTGGCGGGTATCCAAGCGCGTTTCAGCTTACGCCGTATGTCGCGAGGGCGGGCCAGACTATGCCCGTTGTTCCCAAAGCTGGGAACGCCTTTGTGGTCACTCACGGAAGCACGGCGATTGCAGCAGTGGTTGGGCCAGTGTATGGGGGGTATATCGTGAACCCACCAAACGCAGCTAGCCAGAACATCACGACTGCGGAAAACTGCTACGTAGACCCTGTGGCGGCCCCTGGGGCAACTGATAGTGCGGCGGCTGCGGCAGCTACTACAACTGTCTTGGAACCTGGGCAGGCTTACACCGTCCCGTGCATTCCTGATGGTCTGACCATCTATGTGAACGCCCCCACTTCTGCTCACGCCTTGAATGTGGTGGTCTGGTAAAATGGCTGATTTCAAAGCAAGTCTCCTTTCTTCCTGCGGGCTTTTGGCCTGCCTCTTGGTAAACCAAGGGGTAGCTTATGCGCAGACTGGGATATCGCCGAGTGCAGGACCGGGCGCCGGACCCGGTTCTGGCCCAGGTGGGCAGCCTTATACCGCGCCTGTGCTGCAAACTATCGTTACGGCAGCCGCAACTGTGATATTGCCAGTTGGTTGGCATGATCTTGAATGGTATGGCATCGGTGGAGGTGGCGGCTCAGGCTGTGGTATTGTTCTGACGAGTGGCACTGCTGGCAGCGGGGGTGCGACAGGTGGGTCTGGCATGGCTATGGCCGACACCATTTATGCCGCTCAAGTGTCGAATGCTACTTCTCTGATTGCCACAATCGGAGCCGCTGGAACACCCTGTGCCGCTTCTGGAACCACCTCGGGTTCAACTGGCAGCACCCCATCTCAGGGCGGTCCGACTTATTTTTCTCTAGGGGTGTATACTAGCCCGACTATGTATGGCGGAGGCGCGGGGGTTAATGGCGCCGCTGCCGCTAACACAGGCGGGGGTGCTACTGGATCAGTGGGTGGTGTCGGTAACAGCGGCACCACTACGACCGGCGGTTCGGCCGGTGGAGGTGGGGTAGCCGGGGGAAGTGGAGCGGGTGGGGCTTGTGCTCAAACTCTACCTTATGCCGGTTGCGGTGGTAATGGCGGGGTAAACGGGAGCGCAGGGGTCCATAACACCGCAGCGGTTATTTATTGGCCAGAAGGTATGGCTAGCCCCTCTGGGTCAGGTATGGCTGCTGCTCCAGCTAACCTTGGGGGTGTAGTCGCCTCCTTTCCTCTTTCGGGCGTGGATACTCCTGGTAGCCAAGGTGGCGCGTTGAATTGTGCCAGCGCCACCCACAATGGGGGAAACGCGATCTATGGTAGCGTAGGCGTCCCTCATGGTGTTCCTGGGGGTGCCGGTGCATCTTGCTCTGCCTACGCGGGCGGTAATGGCGGGGCGGCAGCCGGGTTTG